ATCTATTAAAGAAAAACACTCCGAAGAAATTAAAAGTCTTGAAATGCAGACAGCGTTTGGTACGAAAAAACAGAAACAAACAACTAATAATAAACAAGAAAATATTGATGATCCAATGGGTAAGTTAGGCGAAATGCTACAACAATTTAATTAGGAGAATGACAAATTATGAAAAAAACATCTTTAAATAATTTAGAGTATTTGGATATTTCACCAGCGATTAATGCTATGCAAATACCAAATACACCTTTTTTAAGCTATTTACTTGGCGCCGGAAAGACCGAGCAAGCTGAATCATCAGAAATTAAATGGCGTGAATATGATATTAATAATGATGATTCTTCTGAAAAGCTTGAGGGCGGAGATTATCCAGATGCTGAATCTGGTCGAACTTGGTTTAACAACTATACAGAAATTTTTAGAAAATCAACCTCTGTATCTGGTACGTTAGATGCTATTAATGTGAATGGTGTCGGAAACGAATTAACTAATCAAGTAGCACTACGTGGTATGGAAATGAAAATTGATTTGAACAGAAAATTAATTACTGGTGTAAAAGCTGATGAAAATAGTTCTAAAGGTCGTCGAATGAATGGAATTTTGAATTTGATCAATTCAGCAAATAAGGCAGAAACAGCTACTGCGGGTGCGGTAACAAGAAAAGATATCGATTGTTTATTTAAATTGATGTATGAAAAAGGTTATATGGGAGAAAAACTATGCTTGATTTCTCCAGATATGCAGGAGTTAATGACTGATGAGTTAGATGGAAAATCAACAAAAATTGTTCAGTTCGGGGAAAGAGTAACTTTTGGATTGCAAATTGGAAATATCGTGTCTAATTACGGTACAGGTATTGCTTTACTAGAACCATCATTGCCAAAAGGAACAATTGCCGCAATCGATACTAATTATGTGAAACTACGTCCATTACGTGAATGGAGAGCAGAAGAACTTGCAAAAACAACTGATTCAAGACGTATCGGTCTTGTAGGTGAATATTCTCTTGAATACAACGCTTCAAACTCTGGGGCAATTTTAAATTTAAAGTCTGAATAAATGGGAGTTAGTACTCCCTTTTTTGATAGGAGGAATTACAGTGGTAAAAAAAGATGAAACTAAAAAAGATGAAGTCGTGAAATATAGAGTAGGTAAAACTAAAAATTTTGTTGGGTTTGTTCATCCTAAAACTCGTAGATTTATCACAGCAGATTCAAATAACGAATTTATCATTTCTATAGATGATAAAGAAGCAATTGCAATTTTGGAAGATGCAATTGATGTTAATGAAATTTAGGAAGTGATCTGATGGATGAATCGCTAAAAACGGAAATCATTGAGTCTATAAAAGAAGATTTTCCAGATTTGAGTGAAGAACGCATAACTAATTTATTAGAAATAATTTTGCTGGAAATTGAATCATACAATAGTTGTAAAAATGATATTTCATGGGAAAAGTTAAAAAGCGTGATTAGTGAAGTGTTGTATCAAATAATAAAAAATGAATCAGAAAAAACAGTATCTTCAGTTAGACGTGGCGATACGACGATTAGTTATGCGTCAACAGCGAATGCTGTTAGTGAGTTACTTCTAGGATATGGCGACTTGATACGAAGGGTTATTGGTTGTGGAGGATTGGAGTTTTTTTAATGAATGAAGCAGATATTTTAGAAACTACTTACGAAGATAGTTGTATTATCGAAAGACTAATGGACATTGAAGATTCTAATACAAATATTACTATTCAAGATTATAAAAAAGTATATGATAGTCCTATCCCTTGCGCTCTTTCACAAGGTCAAATCGATGGACTAGCAGTCATAGAAGATGGAGAAATGGTAAATGTTTCGACTGACACATATAAATTATTTATTCATCCTAAGATTAAACTCAAAAAAGGAGATCGAATAACAATAACTCAAAAGGCCAGTGGCTTAATTTTTTCTCTATTTGCTACTAAGCCTTTTTACTATCCTAGTCATTGTGAAGTAAATTTGATAGGAAGTGAAAAAAATGGGTGATCTCAAATATGAATCTAATGCAGAAAAGATCATTGAGAATTTTAAAAATATGACTGTAATTGCTCAAAAAGAAGGAATATCTTTTGTAAATGATTCGATGAATAAAGTTGTTAGCCTAGCTAAACCTTTAACTCCTGTAAAATCAGGTGATTTAAGACGTGGTTATCGAGTAGTAAAAGCTAGGAAGCTTTCAACTGGTCGTATTGTTGGAGCAGTTATAAATAATGAATATTACTTTAAGTATGTGGAAGAAGGACACAGGACTAAAAATGGTGGATTTGTAAAAGGACGGTTTATGTTGACCCGTGCAACGAATCTTGCAAATATGTCTTATATTCCTCGAAGATTTAAACAAATGGCAATAAAAATCGTTAAGAAAGGAAAGTAACATGAAAGATAAAATCATTGCTGAAATCAGTAGTAAATTAAAAGAAATATATCCACATGGGATAATATATCTTGATTCAGTTGTGCAGTCAACTAAAGATTTTTACTTTGTATTATCCGTAATGGAATCTGGGACTGAAAATGTAGGGATTGATGTTCAAAATGTTTCTTTCTTAATTGATATTGCATTGATTGATAATAAATCTGATAAAAAATTAGTGAATGAATTAGTCTCACGCTGTGGGGCTTTTTTTAATACGATTACAATTGATAGTCAAACACTATTTCCAGAAAACTATTTACCTGATGAAACAGATGGTGTTCAACACATTCGCTTTACATTAGGATTTCCACAATATATTGAATGGAGTGAAAAATAAATGGGAGAAAAAAGAAGTAAAACTGGAATTATTTCTGTTGAAAAACCTACTTGGTTTCCTTTGAAAGATGAGACAGGAGAACTTCCAGTATATGATACTGCAATGACGATGGGAACAGCAGTTAGTATCAAACCTACAGCTAATTACGAAACAACACAAGACTATGGTGATTCAGTTGTTCAAGATCAATTCACTGCGTTTGGTGGTGCAGAAGTTGAATTAGAAGCAAATGGGTATAGTCATAAAGTTTTAACAGCAATCACTGGAGGAAAACTTGTCAAAGGTGGTGCGTTGCGCTCTGGAGAAGATATTGCCCAAGATGGGGCTTTTGCATATCGGCGTAAAAAGTCGAATGGAAAATATCGTTATACAGTCTTTTATAAAGGGCAGTTTGCTTTAGATTCAGATGAAACTTCAACTATTGAAGGAAGTAAAGTAAGTTTTACTCATCCAACTTGGAAGGGTTCATTTGTAGATGTACCAGGACTTGGATATATGTACTCAGTTGATGAAGATGATGAAGGCGTTGATCAAACAATGATCGAAAACTGGTTTACAAAAGTAGCAATTCCAATTGAAGAAGCAGAACAAGAAGAACTTACAGGAGGTAAAAAATAATGTCTAAATATCAAACTACAATTAAATTAATGAAAAAAAATGAAGATGGGAAATATAAACAAGTGCAATTCAAATCTGCTGAATTTCTACCAGGTCCAGTTGTAGAAGAAGCGGCAGAAGTGATGGAAGTAATGCAAAATGCTGTAGACAAAAAATCAGTGTCAGAAGCTTTAAGTCGAGCTTATTCATTTATTGCAGATACTTTGTTTGAAGGACAATTTACTGGTGAAGATTATCGTCAAGGGATTGATGCTCGAGAAATTGCTCCATTGACAGGAAAGTTATTAAAATCTGTTACCGCAGGATTTGATGAAACTTATACGGAGACGAAAAAAAAGTAAGCGAAGCTCTCAAATATCCTTCTTTTAAACATTCGATTACTTATCGAGAATTAGATTTAAAGACGCAATTACTCGAAGCAGGTTGGACGTTACCAGAAATTGAACGTACTGACTTTGATGAGTTAATGCGTCTTTTTGCTTTTCGAGATGCAGTAAAAGAGCATGAAGATGTTGAGTACTACGATAACTTCACCCAATTTTAGGAGGTGATACTTTGAATAACGATGACCTAATTCTGAAGATGATATTAGATGAATCAGGTTTTACTGCTGGTATGAATAATGCTATCAAAAAGCTAGGTTCTTTTGATGGAACTATCGAAAGAACGAGTAGAAAAAGTGGCAGTTCATTAGGTAGTATTTGGAAAATATTTGCTGGTAGCTTTCTAGCCAGTGGAGTGACTAGAATTGTTGGAGCTGGTTTTGATCTAATTAAAGGTTCCGTAAGTGGAGCAATTGATCGAGTAGATACGATGAATAATGCTCTACGAAATTTCCAAAACATGGGATTCAGCAACTCAGAAATTATGAAGAATATCGGAAAGAATGGGCTTTTATCTCAAGGTATTCAAGGACTTCCTACCGCTTTGAATGATGCGATAAGTCATGTACAACTTCTTGCTTCTTCTACTGGGAATTTGACTCGTTCGACTCAAATATTTAAAGCATTGAATGATGGGATTCTTGGGTTTGGTGGTTCAACTGATCAAGTAAATGAAGCTGTTATTCAGCTATCTCAAAGTTTCTCAAACGGAAAAGTAGACGCACAAACTTGGAATTCAATGATTAATGCTCAACTTGGTCCTACTCTATCTGCTATCGCTAAAAAGATGGGAATTACAATGGGAGAGCTTAAAGAAGGGTTGTCTCAAGGTAAGATTTCTGTTGAAGAGTTCCAAAATCAATTAATAGAAATGGATACTAAAGGTGGCGGAGGACTTAAATCATTAAATCAAATTGCTAAAGATTCAACCAAGGGGATTAAAACCTCTATTCAGAATGCAAAAACAGCTGTTACTCGTGGTGTTGGAGAAGTAATAGAAGGATTAAATAAAGCCCTAGTGGATGCTGATTTAGGTGGATTTAAGGGGATTATTGATAAAGTTGGAAGTTCCATGGAATCTTTTTTGAAAGTAATTGCTGCAAATATTCCTACAGCAGTATCATTTTTAGGTGATTTATTTAATGCAGTTCAAAAATTTGGCTCTGCATTGAAATTCATGATGCCATTTCTGGTTCCTGCAACTACTGCTTTTGGCGCATTAATGTTTCAACTTAAAGGAATACCAGCAATTATAAAAAGCTTCAATAATTTTAAAAATGCCATAATCGGTGTTGGAAATTCACTAAAGATTATGGGGGCTATAGCTGCCGCAAATCCGTTTGTTTTGATTGTTGGAGCCGTTGTTGGG